TAATATGATTATGTATTTATGTATATTTTATAAATTATAATTATTTATGTATTTAATCTTATTAATTTTAATAAGATTAATAATAATATCATGTTAGTAGTTAACTTATTAGTTAACTTACTAGTTAACTTAATATTTTTTCAACATTTTTGATAAGATTGACTTTATCTAAAACTTGTTCTATGTCAACTTTATGCTTTACTCTAAAATATTCAGGATTTTTTAATACACGATTAATTGTAATTATATCCATATTTATATTACCAGTAAGTTTTATTGAAAAATTAGGAAAATACTCATCTATTTTTTTACACCCCCAATAAAGGGGTATTGTATGATAGACAAAGGGATTTATTATTTTTTCTGTAAAATAATGGTCATGTGATGTATTTTCAATTGCAATTGTAAACATATAATTTTCACACATTTCTGCCATAGATTTGAAATCGCCATATATATTATTATGTTCGGGAAACCGATGACGATAAAATTTTGCACCATTGCCCCATATATCTATGGGTAGTCTATTTTTCAATATATGATTTACAAGTGCATGACGATATTTATGTCCTATAGTGTATGACTTATGAGATACCATAATTGACATTATTTTTGTTTTTTTACCAGGAAGTATACTAATATTCGAAGGCATTTCGTGAAAAAGAAATCCATGATGACCAATAAATGGTGGTGATGGTAATAAGTCTAGACTACCAATAAAATATTTGCCTATACTTTTTTGGGCAAATTCAATAAAGTTATTAAAGTATAAGTTTAAACATGAATTATTTACAGGTTCATGTGCAAAACCAATAACACAATTTTTTTCTACGTGAATATTTGGTGGAATAGGGCAGTTTAATAGGAATACATGTGTATATGTTTCAGTTATTGTAATATATATTTTTTTTGTTCTGCCATATTCATCCATTTTTTTATAAAGACACATTCTTTCATAATTTTTTTTACATACTTCTGATGAACAAAAATCACTAAAAAATCGTATTCTTATATACTTTTTTTTAAATTCAGATATAATATTTTTAAAATAATCACTTTCATAGCATGTTTTATAGTGATTAAATTGATATGGCGTTGTATGTGTTAATGTAACTTGATTTATATTATATAATAATGATTCTTGTATTGATAACTGCAGCCATAACTTGTTTAAATGAAATTGTGTTAGTTTATATGACTCTATATCTATATCTATACCTCTATCTCTATATGAATTTTCATTTTCATTTTTCGGATTTTCTATTTCTTCCACAGGTTCTTCCATATATCGTAATATATCTCTTTTAAAAACAACACTTGTATTTATAAAAGGGTTCACTTTGAAAAGATTATAATTATATAAACCATTCATTGGTATTTCTAGTATTTCTACCTTATCATCTGAACAATATTTACTTTTTGTTCCAAGTATATCTATTTTTGGAAACTCTTTAAGTTTTGAGGCTTGAATCTGTAATTTATTTGGTTCCCATATATCATTTATATCTAAAATACTAATATAGTTATATATAGTATCATTATTTACTACATGTAGTAAAGTTTGAATATATGTTTTAAATTCTTCTCCATAATTTTTTACTTCAATTCTTTTATCTTCAAAATTATTAGTAAATATATTGTATACTTGATTTGTATTATAAAAAATAACTTTCATTTCCCAATCTTGATAGGTCTGATTGATTACAGATTGAATTGATGATTGAATCGATGATACTAATGTATGCGATAATATATCTTTATTATGTATAATACATACAACTGATATCATTTATTATATTCGTATATATTGTTTATGCTAGTGTATGTTGGTGTATGTTGGTTGTTATATAATAAAAATATCTTTTAATATCTTTATTATATTTTTAATATGTTATTATATTTTTAATATGTTATTATATTTAATTTCTAGTTTTCTAGTTTTTAAATTAAATATCTAAACTAATGGTATTTTTTTCAGATTTAGGTTTGCGTTTGGTTCTACTTGGCATATTATCATTTTGCAAGTCTTTCAATTCTGAAATACTAATCGTGCTTCCTTTTTCTTCTGCGTTACTACTATTTGTATTTAAAATAGAGTTATCATTACCGCTAGGAATATTTATACTTTTGGTTTTAAGTCCCGAAAGAATATTGCTAATATCGCTTGGTCCTCTCATTTCAGGGCGAGGATTTTGTGGATTCGGTGGAGGTGGTCCACGCATCGACTTGCTCGCAAATGCATTTACAAAATTATCCGTCAAGTTGACACCTTCATTCATACCTCCTCTACCAAAATTCAGGTCAGGACGATTCGAAATATCGCCTTCTCTTCGTGGAGGAGGAACTGAGTTGGGTCCCTTTGTTGCAACCGGAGGAGGTGGTGGACGTTGTGTATTAAAATTACTTGACATCGGTGGAGGCGCTGCCATACCTCCCATTCCACCCATTCCACCCATTCCACCCATACCTCCCATACCTCCCATCATATCTCCCATAAAGTTCCCAAAATTGGGTGATGATTGTGACATCGAATTCACTGCTGCTTGTGTGAATTGTTTCATAAGTTCAGGATTCTGTCGCATAATATCATCCATTCCCGGCATAGCAGACTTAAACATCGTATTTGTCATGTGAAGCATAATCGCGCTTCCACCCAACTGGAAAAGCAGTTTCAACTCAGGCGCCATCTTTGCTTTTGACTTGTATTTTTCATGCAGTTCCCCAAAAATCTCATCATAATCATCAATATTTTCATTGATTTGTTCTGACCAACCATCCAATTTCAAATCAAATGGGTCAAATTTATTATTCAAAAATTCCAAACCAGTAATTGCAGTCATTAAAAGCTTCTGTTGAAACTTAACACTATTCTTCTTCTCACGTTCTTCCAAATGTGTTTCATATTCACCCTTCATTTCCAAAAGAGAGGACTCCATAGTATATTTCTTGCTAAGACGAACACCTTTCGACTCCAGTTCTTCCAGTTTTTGCAACATCTTAAATTTTTCACGTAATAATTCTTCTTTTGACAATTGAGGTGTTGTATCCACATTTGCATCAGGGTTCAGTGGGATATTACTAAACTTACCAAAACCATCCCAGGTTTTATTATCATTGTCTGTATTTGCAGTAGATGCACCAACATTGCTTCCACTAATATTATTATATCTCGGCTCAGAATATCCACCATCACTAGCATCATCGTCATTATAAGTGTTGAGCTTTATTCCACCACCGCTACTGCTACCTGAACTTGCTCCTGCAGAACCAAAAAAGTCTGATTTAAAATTCTTTGATACCTTTTTAACTCCACCACCTACAGAATCAGACAAGTCGTTCAATTCATCTTCCAACTCGTTTAAATCGTCCAAATCAATATTATCACCACCTCCGCCACCACTTTTATTACCGGTTTTCAGTTTATCATTCATAAGCAACTCAAGACCTCCACCGAAGTTTACGGATTTGGCGCCACCGCCTCCTCCTCCGCCACGGCTACTTTTATTACTAAAGCTATTATCTAAATCAGATAAATTTCCAAGGTCAATGACTTCTTCCATAATATTGTTTTATCAATAATAATAAACTATAATTTTAATTTTAAGTTTGTGCGCATTATAAATATATATTTTGCGAAACTATATGCAAAATATATTTATAAAACAAAATAAAACAAAATAAAAACAAAATAAAATAAAACAAAATAAATCAAAAATATTATTAAATTAAACTATATTTATCATATTTTTAATAGTAAGGTAATAAATTCCTTGTAAGAAACAATCTGCAAGGTCATCTTTCTTTTTATTTTTATTCAGGTATCCTTTATAGTCTTTAAATTCTTCTTTTGTTTCTAAAAGTTCGGCAGTAATTTCAACACTTTCTGCTTTTCGTTCTGTGTATGTTGTTTTCTTTTTGGTCATAAACATTTTTAGTTTATTGGATGCTGAAATGAATTCTATACATGGTGTATGTTTCATTATAAAGTATTGTGCAATCATTCCTTGTAATGTTTTCATACGGCTCGCAATCGTGCTAATTTGATTCTCAATAATTGCGATATCTATTGTTAATCCTAGCCCTCCCATAATTTTATCCATTTCATACATCATATTTTTACCAATAGTTATTAAATCGACATCCATTGCTTTTACATTTTCAATATGTTCTAAATAGTTGGTATGTAATTCTTGTTTTATCATATTGATGAGTTCATCTTTTGTATTAGTATTTGTTTTTTTTGATTTTGTATTTACTATTTTATTTTCGTGTTTCTCTCCTTTCTCTGCTTTCTCTACTTTGTCAACTGCAATAAAAGGTGGAGAACTATTACAACCAAAATTATATTCTACGAATAGTTCTTTGATGTCTACAAGTTTCATTTTTCTTATTTTTTTGATATCTAGTTGAGGAGTTGGGACTTTATACTTGGAAGTTTTTGCATGTTTTTTACAAAAGTATTCGATTTGAATGTCATAATTATCTTCCTGATTTTCATTTTTCTCTCCTTTCTCTCCTTTCTCTATAGTTTCAGAACTTTCCTTATCCTCATCCTCATTCTCGTCAGTCATGTGAAACGTCTTGCAATATTTCGCATCTTGTATGCATCCTAAAGTGTTACACTTTCTTACTATTGGAGTGCAAAGATTAATAACATCCCATTGTAATATTTTTACTTTGGAATTCGTTTCACTCACTTGAAAAATACAATATGCTAAATTTTTCATCCCTACATCAAAGCTTATTATATTTTTTATATTTTCCATGATTATGATTATGATTATGATTATGATTATGATTATGATTATGATTATGGTTTATATATTATATAAATACATAGTATGTTTTTATTATGTATTTTGAGACGAATATATTTTGTTGTCATATCACGATTTTACGATTTTACAAATGAAGATTTTGGAACACGTCTTGTTCCATGGCCATGACGTTTTACAGAACGTAGTGCCATTTTATACGCACGACTTGTTTTATGATTGCAACCTTTGTCAAGAATACTAAAATCAACTGCAGCACTTTTTCCACCAGTTATCGCACTTGCAAGACGTGCTCTTCCCCAAGAATGCGCAGTTTGGTTTGGTCTACTACCTGATGAAAAATATGCACCTTGTCCTTTCTTTTCAATTTGGCGAAGCGCAGAAATACTGCATCCTGTCTTCTTAGCAAGTTCCGCTGATGGAAGAATATCTTCTACGCCATATATTTTCCTTGCATGAAGAATATGCTTTGATACTTTACCTGGATAAGATGCAACAGCTTTTCGTGTATAATATTTCTTCTGCTTATAAAGTTTGCGTGATTTATCGAGTTGTTTTTTTTCGAATAGTTTATCAGGTCTTGATAAAACTTTTGGTAAATATTTTGAAGCGTAATATTTTAAGGTTTTATTTTTCATAGTTTATATAGATTATATATTATATATTATATATAGAATCTATTAAAAATAATAATAATGATTAAAACTATTTATATAAATATTATATCTGTATTACTTGTGTTAACTATTATTTTATATGTAACTCATAAAAAAGTAAACAAATATACATATGATAAAGGTAAAAAAATTAACAAAATAATAATTCCTGATATTATTCATGAAAATACACCAAAAATAAATAACTTACA